ATTCAAGACTCTAACAATATTTTAATTCCAGTCTTTAGCGAAGATGCAGTAACAGGATTAATTGAACCAGTATTTAGATAAGAAATGGCAGATAAGGTAATAGCAATAAAGATTGATGTACAAGGTACGAATGAGCAAAGAAGGCGTTTAGCACAACTAGAGAAGGGTGTTAAAGAGTTAACCGATGAAAGAAAAAGGTTAAATAAAGCTTTAAAAGATGGTACCATATCATTAGATCAGTACTCTAGGGAGTTAGCGCGTGTTAATACTCAGTTAAGAGGTACTAGAAGAGAGTTAAGCCAAACTAGAAACAATATGTTAGGCATTAACTCATTAACCGATACAATGAGTAACGGCTTTAGAAGGTTAGGAAGTAGTATTAGCACTGCTTTTGTAGGATTCTTTGCATTACAAAAAGCATTTGATATTGTTAGTAATGGTATCAAAACTATTAAAGAGTTTGAATTACAAATGGCTAAAGTTGCTGCTATAACAGGAGCTACTGCTGTTGAAATGGAAATACTATCCAAATCAGCTAAAGACTTAGGAAGAAATTCTCAATTTACCGCTACAGAGGTGGGACAACTACAAGAGGAATTAGCTAAGTTAGGTTTTACTACTCCTCAAGTTTTAGATTCTTCAGAAGCTATACTACAACTTGCTACAGCAATGAATATAGATTTAGCAGAGGCAGCAGAGGTAGCAGCAAGTACGGTAAATGCTTTTGGATTAACAGCGAAAGACACTCAAGATGTTGTTGATTTAATGGCTGAAAGTTTTAGCTCAACGCCTTTAGATATAGAAAGATTTAGAGAATCTATGAAATTAGTAGCTCCTACTGCTAAATCTTTAAAGGTATCTCTGCAAGACACTACAGCTATGTTAGGTTTATTAGCTAAAAATGGTATTAGTGGAAGTATTGCAGGTACTCAATTGAACAGAGTTTTTATTGAGCTTAACAAAAAAGGAATAGACCTTAGAGATGCTATGGATAAGGTTAATAGCTCTACAGATAAACTAGGTGTAGCCACTGAGTTAGTTGGGGATAGAGGGGCTAAAGCTTTACAAATATTTGCAGACCAATCAGATCAATTAGATATTTTAAAAACAGATTTTCAAGATAGCTCTGGAGAAGCTAAAAGAATGGCAGACACTGTAGGAGATACGGCTGTAGGTGCTGCTAAAAAGTTAGACGCAGCATGGGAGGGGTTAGTTTTAACTATTGGTGATGGTAGTGAGGGTGCTTTTGCATCTTTTAAAAGTGGTTTGGCTGATATTTTAAATGATATTACAGATTTTATAAGTGAAAGAGATGAGCTTTTAGAATCGGGTAGAAACCTAACTATAGGTGATAGATACTTTGGTTTAGACAAGTCTGGAGAAGCTGATTTAGCGAAAATTAGAGAAGAACAGAAATTCTTAAAGGATAACCTAAAGGATAGAGAAAAACTCTTAGAAAGAGAAGCCCAGTTAGTCGCTATTATTAATGTTAGGAATAAAGAGTATTTCGATGATAAGACGAGACAAAAAAGAATTAACGACGAGTTAACTGATGAAGAAGAGGACAGATTAGCGTTTGTTAGTAATCAAAGAAAAATAGAGCAAGAAGCTTTAGCTAATATTAGAGAGCAATTAAAAGGATTAAAAGAAGTTAACAAAGAAGGAAAAGTAATAGCGGGTAACAATAAAAAAGAAGGAGAGGACGCTGTTAAAACTCAAGTTTCTATAACAGAAATGAAGCTAGATGACTTAAAGAAGTTAAAAACAGAAGAAGCCGAAATTGAAATTAAAAGAAGAAAGGAAGAAGAAAAAACAAGAAAAGAAACGTTAAAAGCTGAAGAAAAATTAGCTGAAAAAATAAGAACTCTTAAACAAGAGCAATTAGTTTTAGAGATTGAGGATAAAAGACAAGCTGAATTTCAAAAACTTTCATTTGCAGAAGAAAACGCTATTAGAGAGGTTGAGTTAACTATAGCCAACGAAACTAAAAAGGTAGAAGCTATTAAAGCTATACAGGATAAGTATCAAGCTCAAAGAGATGCCTTAGCAAAGCAAAACGCTAAAAAAGATGAGAAAGCAAGGCAAGAGGATCAAGATAAGATAGATAAAGAGAATCAAAGGAAGTTAGATAAGCAAAAAACTAAAGATGATGCCGATAAAGAAAAAGAAGAGGCTGATAAAGAGAAGTTTGAGAAAGATTTAGCGGGTAAACGGTTGGATGTAGCTCAAGAGCTAGCTGAAGGTTTGGTGACTATTTCTAACAGAAGATTAGAAAGGCAAAAAACTTTAGAACTAGCTAACTTGGATGCTAGATTAGAAGCGGGCTTGATTTCACAAGAGGACTTTGAGAAAGAAAGGGAAGCTATAGAAAGAAAAGCGTTTCAACGCCAAAAAAGATTAGAAATAGCTCAAATAGGTATTAGTTTAGCCCGAGAGCTTGCTTCTATCGCTGCTAACTCAGCTGGAAACCCTTTAAACGCTTTTACTTTTGGTACTGCTGGTGCTGCACAGAATATTGCATTAGCTAAAGTAGCTATTGCTAGATCAGCAGTACAAGCGGGTATAGTTGCTAGTCAAAAGTTTGAAGATGGTGGTTTAATATCTGGGGCTAGTCATGCTAACGGTGGAGTACCTTTCACTGTTGATGGTGTAGGAGGTTTTGAGGCTGAAGGAGGTGAGGCAATTATTAATAAAAGAAGTACAGCAATGTTTGCACCATTATTAAGTGCTATAAATCAAGCGGGAGGTGGTGTAGCATTTGCTAGTCCTAACATTTCTAGTACGTTTGCTAGAGGTGGTGTAATGCCATCACAAAGCGGTGTTGATATGACTGGGCTTAGAAATGAAATAGCACAAGCCGTAACGCAATCAATAGGAGCTATAAAAGTTCAAAACGTAGCGACTGATACCATTAGTGAGGCTGTTACAGTAAGTAATATACAACAAGAGGCACAATTTGGATAATAAAAAAGGGAGGTTTTTGGCCTCCCTATATTTTACAAAATTGGTTCAAATAAAAAAGAATCGTACTCTTCAATACTTAATACTTTGTAAGGTGGGTACTCCGATCCACAACATCTGTTTTCTACTTTTCTCAAAGCGTTATATTTGTTATTTGTGTAAACTGGAATTTCTATTTTAGTTTTTGGCTTGTATTCCCACTCTTGAATTAAGTTTGTTGTTTCTATGTTTACTTTAAAAAGCTTTTTCATATATTCTCTTTTAAATGATTAACATAACTAGAAACCCTATCTAAAAAATCTAAATAACCCTCATCATTATCTGTTAAAGTTTTACCCCCTAGTACTGGTTTAGAAACATTGTCTTTAAATATTTCTGTTAAAGTGTTCATTACAACTCTTTGTAGTTGTTCATCTCTGTAATTTAATTTATTTTCCATAATTATTGTTTTTATAAATACAATATTAAAACATTTTTTGTTTAGAATCATTCTAAATAGTATAAAGTATTTTTTTTGGATAATTATTATTATATTTGCGTTGCAATACTAACTAAGACGTTCTTTATAATTGCATTCATTGAATCATAGTTTTAAATTTATAAGTTATAAAGGAGGGAGTAGTTAGCCCTCCTTTTTTTATTTACAGTATTTTAGTATATTTATAGTATGTGGTTATTTAAACTATTCGGACAAGCTAAAAACATTAACAGTGATATAGTAGTATCAAAAGTTAAAGAAGATAGATTGAACACGTGCAAAAAATGCACATACTACAGAAAAGATTTTAAAACATTGTTTATTAAGAAAAAGGGTGTTCCTCAGTGTGGAGTATGTAAGTGTAGTTTACACGACAAAGCAATGTGGGAAACGGAATCTTGTCCTAAAAATTATTGGAATGTTTGATATAAATAGCAACTTAAGAAACCTAGACCAAGATACTAGGGATCAGATAAAAGAAGATTATCTAAAAACATTTGGTAAAATGAGGCCGAATAGTAAAAGCTTAGATAACTTAATTCAATTATTCATCCAAAACGTAGAACCAAATTTTAGTATATCATGTGGCAAATGCAAGAAAAGAGTAATAGGTTACTGGGGTCAGAGGCTAAAGAATTGGGGGATGCTTTAACCCATGCTTTATACTCAGTAGTAGACGGTGCTTTTGATGCTCGTCATGCTGTTACTATACTATTAGATGAAGGGTTTATTAATGAAAAAGCTATTAGAAAACTAGCTTTATTAAGAGATTTCGATATTATGTATAAGAATCCATTAGAAAAAACTATGGATATTTACTACAATCTTTCAGTAAAATATGATATTTCTGTAAATTTAGTTCGTAAGATAGTTGCAGAGAGAAGAAAATAACTTATATTTGAAGTCCTTTGTAGGTTACTTCTCATAATAGGGATTAAACAATTAGTTGGTGTAAGAGAGCTTTAAACGGCTCTCTTTTTTATTGCTACAATAATTAACATTATGTTAAATAGAAACCTAGTACAATTGTACTATGAATTGGTATTCTATTAATAATTCTATAAATAATGCTCTATCAATCGCGATAGACGAAGAAATCGGTTCATTTGGTATTGATGCTAAAGGTTTTATTGATGAGGTAAAATCAAGCGGAGCTACTGAAATTGAATTGACTATAAATAGTGGTGGTGGGTCTGTATTTGATGCGCTTGCTATTTATGACTTTTTAAAGAACTCTAGTTTAAATGTTTCTGTTAGAATTGAGGGCTTAGCTGCTAGTGCTGCTACTATTATTGCTTTAGCGGGTAATGAAAAGCCTACAATGACGGAAAACAGTTTTTTTATGATCCATAACGCTTGGATGCCTGTTGTTTCTATGGAAGGTATGAACTCTGAACAAATCAGACAATATACTGAGGAACTAGAAAAGCAAGCTCAGTTAATGGACATGATAAACCTAAGATTAGCTAAAATCTATTCTAAAGTTACTGGAATAGGTGTTGAAGAAATTCAAGGCTTAATGGCTGAGGATTCTTGGTTTAGTGCTGAAAAAGCATTAGAAGCAGGTTTTATATCTGGAGTAGAAGCGGGAGTGGCTGTAGCTGCATTTGTTAGCCCTAAAGAGTTAGCAAAGAAAGGTTATAAAAACACTCCTAAGAACTATGTAAATCAATTAAATAACGTGAATATGTCTGAAAACACAGAAAAGTCCTTAATGGACAAGTTAAAGGCTTTAATCGGTGGTGAGTCAGAAGCGAAAGCAGAAGCACCTAAGAAAGAAGAGCCTAAGGAAGTAGTAGACGTGGAAGCATTAACCGCTGAGATTTCAGCTAAGGTAACTGCTGAAATGAATGCTAAATTAGAGGAGTCAGCTAAAGAGCTAGAAGAGTTAAAAGCATCTCATGAAGAGGCTATTAAAGCAGAGGCTAAAAAAGCTGAAGAACTTAAGAAAGAATTGGATAAAGCGAAAGCTTCAAGAGAGCCGTTAAAAGCTTCTGAGGACAAAGTTGCTCCAGAATTAAAAGAAGAAGTTAAAGATGAGTTAGGTGCTATTTTAATGAACTCATTTAAACTAAGTGGATTAATTAAATAATAAATTAAAGAAATGGCAAATTTTATTACACAATCGTTTAACGTAACTTACTCAGGAAGAGATATTACGGACGAATTATTTTACGCTCCTCAAGAAGGAAGCGATGATTTAGCGGGAATCAGATTTATGACTAACGTTAAGACTAAGGTTAATATGTATTTACCTTCTACTCTTAACAAGGTTGTTAGAAAGTACTCTACTTGTGGTTTTGCTGCTACAGGTGGTGTTATTGATGTATCTGATAAAACGTTAGAAACTTCAAGATTAAAAGTAAACTTAGAGCAGTGTGGTGACACTTTCTACGGTACTGTATGGGAAGAGTTTTACAACTCAGGAACTGCAATTGATGATTTAAATGATACTATCGTTGGTGAAATCGCACGTAGAAAAGTTGCTGAAGCTATTAGAGATGACAACGGGCGTATCGCTTGGTTTGCTGCTAACACTGCTGCTGATGCTGATTACGCTCAGTTTGACGGTTTTATTCAGTTATTCGTTGATAACTCTGCTGAATTAGGACAGTATGTTGAAATGTCAACTATTGCTAACGTTGAAGATACTAACGGTGACTTAGTTGCTGATGGTGCTTACGAGTTATTAAAATCAGCTTGGGAGAATCAAACTAAAGTTTTACGTCAAATGCCTAGAGCTTCTAAAGAGTTTAGAGTTACTTGTACTATCATGGATAACTTAAGAACTACTTACGAGCAGTTAGGAACTGGTAACAACTTAGGACTATCTATGTTAATTGACGGTTCTGACTCTCTTACTTTCAGAGGGATTACTGTTAGAGAGGTTGCTGGTTGGGATACTCAGTTAGCTGATGCTGCTAACCCTAACTCACAAACTAACGGAATTGATATTGGTGCTAACATGATGGTTTACACAGTAAACGATAACTTAGTTATCGGTTCTGATGTATCTGATCCTGATGCTCAATTAAGATTCAGAAGTAATGATGATGACGATGAGTTATTAAAAATCATTGCTAAGTACAAGATGGGAGCGCAGTTTGTACATGGAGAGTTAATTTCTTTCTACTACTAAGATTTATAAGCCCTCTTTCGGGAGGGCATTTTTTTAACTAATAAAATTATTAATAATGGAAATTTCAACAGATATTCTTTTAGCTTGTGCTGATGAGAATAGAAGAGGAGGTATTAAAAGAGTTTTTGTAATTAACAAAGATGATATTGATACATTTACTGTTTCTACTGATCCTGAGCATGCTTATACTGCTGTAACACTTGCTGATACTGATGCTGTATGGTATGAAATTGAAGGAGAGTTAGAAACTAAGTCTTTTTCTTCAGAAGGTTCAAGAGAAAACGGTTCTATCGCTTACGAAAATACTTTAGAAGTATTCTCTCCAAGAATGGAGAAAACAAAAGCATACGGTATTAATCAGTATATCCAGTCTTGTGGTTTAGTTGTAATCTTTGAAACTTACAACAAAGAAACTTCAGAAAACAAAGCTTTTGTATTAGGTTACGATGAAATTATGGGGATTGATGCTCATGTTGACGCAATCGCTAACGAAGTATTGGAAGCAGAAGTACAAGGGCAAAACGGTTACACTGTAACATTTGCTAACACTGGTGCTGAATTAAAGTACGAATTTGTAGGTACTATTACGGCTAATACTGGTGCTGTAAACTTTGGAGCTTAAGACATTTAAGATCATAATTTGGTTTATGGTGGATGCTCAGAGATGAGATTAGGGAGGTGTAAAAGCCTCCCTTTTTTATTGATAACAGTATTGTAATTGCAACTCCCTACGGTCGCAGTCGCTCAAGCTCAATTACAAAGCGTTGTAGTGCATTACCACACCAACAAATAACCGTTTTGCACATCCACAGTAAAAATGTAGTTATCATCTCTTTTTTGGGACAACATCATACTAATTGCCTTTGTTGGTACTTTATCAACT